GATGGAGGCACTGCCATGGGTGCTGCGTACTTGGCATATCATGGCATCAATTGACATCTTAGATATCAGTGCATCTATTGGTTGCAACCTTCAATGTAAGGGTTGTAATCATTTCAGTAACTATTTTGCCCCTGGTAGTAAGGTAGACACTGACAGTTTGCTTGATGATATAGCAACTCTATTGCCTAGGGTAAATATAGGTAGAGTGTCCGTCATTGGTGGCGAACCACTACTGAATCCCCGTTGTGAGGAGATTGTAAATGCATGTACAACACACACTGATTCTCCTGTCTATCTCTACAGCAATGGTCTATTGCTCCTACAGAATGAAGCATGGATCAAAAAGAGTCTAGAGAATCCACAGATATTTCTTAGGATTAGCATTCATCTACCAGAAGTAGAACAGATCATCAAAGAGTTCAACCACCCTAAGGTTCTTGTTACTGAGCACCATACTGGTAAAGATAGGTGGTTCAACTCTATCAAGAAGAGAGATGGTAAGGTCTATCCTTACGAGCATAAGAATCCAGCAAAGAGTTTCAAGGTTTGTTCTTGTCCTAATGCACAGTTGTATGATGGGAAACTGTGGAAGTGTCCCAACACAGCATTTCTGAGGGAACTATTATATGTGACTGATCAACAGGATGATCCTGAGTGGCAGGAGTATCTTGTCGATGGTGTTCCTGTCGATTGTAGTGATGATGCATTGACAAAATTTTGTAATAATAGTAGACTTACTGAAAGTGTATGTAACATGTGTACTGCCAAACCGATAAAGTTCAGTGCTGCACTGCAAGAACGGAGTAAACGAAAGGTTATTCCTTCAAAATAAATAACCAAAACTACCCTCACATGCCAACATATCCTGTAAAACATCTGACAACTGGCGAGACAAAGGAATTGTCAATGAAAGTTGCTGACTATGATCAGTGGCGTAAAGACAATCCTGATTGGGACAAAGATTGGTCTAAAGGAACTGCCTCTGCCGTTAGTGGTACAGGTGACGTTTACAGTAGGACTGATGGTGGATGGAATGAAGTTCTATCAAAGGTTGCACAAGTTCCTGGTTCACGAGTCAAACCCCAGAAAACTACACACTCATGACAGCACGTCGTAAGAAGATTTCTTCATCTGTTGGTGCTGGCATGACTGCCAAGCAAATGCGGCGTAAGAAACCAATCAATTCTGATTCGATGGTAGAAATTCTACCAATCACAGATAATCAGGAGACGGTATTCCAAAAGTACATAGACGATCAGAATCTATTTCTTTTCGGGTGTGCTGGCACTGGTAAAACGTTCATCACTCTCTATCTGGCATTGAGGGATGTGCTTGATCCTTTGACGCAATATAACAAGGTAGTTCTTGTTCGGTCACTGGTGTCAACACGTGAGATCGGGTTTCTTCCTGGAGACCACGAGGATAAGTCTGCTCTTTACCAAATTCCTTATAAGAATATGGTGAAGTATATGTTTGAGATGCCTACGGACAATGACTTTGAAATGCTTTGGGGTAACCTGAAAGCACAGGAATCAGTGACGTTCTGGTCTACTAGCTTTATCCGTGGTACTACGCTGGATGATGCTATCATTATTGTAGATGAGTCTCAAAACCTCAATTTCCACGAACTTGACAGCATCATCACCCGCGTGGGTGAAGGTTCTAAGATCATGTTCTGTGGTGATGTGGCACAGACTGATCTTGTCAAGACCAATGAGAAAAATGGAATCCTAGATTTCATGAAGATCATCCAACGCATGCCAGAATTTGATTCAATCGAATTTGGTATCGAGGATATCGTTCGCTCAGGACTTGTCAAGTCCTACATAACCAGCAAAATCGAACTTGGTATGTGATGTTTGACCATGTAGAATGTGATCTTCCGCGACTTCAGCGGAAGAATATTGAAGGAGTCCGTTTTTACACAGTCAATGACCGACCGATGGTGTCCATCACCTCGGTCACTTCTCATTGGAGTGCAAAGAAATTTGTTGAGTGGAGAAAACGTGTCGGTGATAAGGAAGCAAACCGTATCACCAAACGTGCTACCAGTCGTGGTACAGAATGTCACGAGTTGATCGAGACATTCATGCTGAATAAAGAGGTGGAATATAAGAATCCTGGACCGAAAATGCTATTCCTCCAGGCAAAGAAAACATTACAAAATATAAATAACATATACGCATTAGAAAAAAGTCTCTATAGCGAGGAACTTGGGGTCGCAGGTACAGTAGATTGCATCGCTGAGTATGATGGAGAACTTGCAATCATTGACTTCAAGACATCAGCAAAACCTAAACCTAGGGAGTGGATTGAAGGTTACTTCGTACAAGCAGCAGGATATGCTTGTATGTTCTTTGAACGTACTGGTATCCCCGTAAAAAAACTTGTCATTATTATGACATGTGAGAATGGAGAGGTGCAAGTTTACGAAGAGTATGATAAAATGAAATATATGAAACTTCTTGTTCAATACATCGAGAAATTCGTTGAAGAAAAAATCACAGCACTCCAAGTCTGAAATGAAATCCATTTTGAAGAGTAAATTCTTGTGTCAAGACAAGTTTACTAATGACATTGAAAACTTAGTAAAAGATAATGCTGAAATGAATTACATTGAGGCAATTTGTTTTTACTGCGAGTCAAACAACATTGAGATTGAATCTGTTTCTAATCTCATCACAAAACCCTTGAAAGAAAAACTCAAGGGCAATGCTATGACCCTAAATTACTTGAAGAGGACATCTAGGGCAAAGTTCTTTAGTATCTAAATGGATAAAAGAGAGTTCAAACTATCTCAGATCAAAAGTAATCTACCTGTAGATAAACTTCGCAGAGTATCTGAAAGTGTGGACTTTGTTAGATCTCAAAAAGGATTCTGGACAACTAACTTCAAACAGGTTACACCTGAAGAGATTGCATCTCTTGAGGCAGAAAGACCTACCACAAGATTACTGAGTATCCATGTTATCAATGGGTGTAATCTTGCCTGTCGTGCATGTAATCACAACAGCAGTCTTCTTGGTGTCAAGAGTGGTGTAGACATTGATGCTTTGATGGAAGACATCAAAGAATTCTTGCCCAAAGTATATGTGTGGAGTCATATTAGCATCATCGGTGGCGAACCTTTACTAGAACCACGCACCAGAGAGGTCGTGAAGGTCACTAGAGAGGTCGCAGAAGCAACGGGGCAGACCTGTAACATAAAACTGTTTAGCAACGGTTCACGCCTCATACAAGAGCAGGAGTGGATTGCTGATGAAATGTTGAAAGGTGTCAACTTCAGACTGACATTTCATAAACCCTGGTTTACTGAGTTGGGATCCGCCAACTGGGAAAATGCTGCCAAGTTTATTAGGTATCTCCAGTCCCGCGATGTGGACACGGATAACCTTCTTGAATTTAGTGAGGCATTCCGTCTGCTTGATGGTAAACCTCGGCAGTGGTTTGATCTTGTGCGGTATGAGATCAAGGAAGACCAGATCAAATATTACCCCTTTGAGGAAGGGAATCCTGAAGAAAGCTTTACACACTGCACGTGTCCCAATAGTCAGTTGTATAATGGACACCTGTGGAAGTGTCCCATGATCTCCTACCTCAGAGAATCGTTGGATGCTACAGATCAACTCAATGATCCTGAATGGCAGAAGTACCTGGCGTACAAACCAACTGACATCTCTGCTTCCCCAGATGACATACGAGCATCATTTGATGAGGTAAAAAAACCTCATGAGATCTGTTCTATGTGTCCCCGCAACCCTGTGTGGTTCACTGCAACTGCACAACTGGATGCGAAATTGAAAAAAAATGTCGCAATGCATGATGAAGCAACCTATGACACCGTTTGATACTTACAAAGAGTATCTTGCGTACAAGAATCATTTCTCTAAGGAGAAGTATGATTACTTTGTGTATGGTGGTAAGTCTAGAGCAAGTCTTGAATCATTTTACAAGAGGAAAGATAGGTACTTTTTTGAGAAGACCTCAAGGAAGTACAAGGACGAGGATATCAGGAACTTCTTCCTTGCTAATTTTGTAAGCACTGATAACCCACAAGGTCTGTGGATTGGAAACATTATTCGTGGGGGTGAGAGCATTTACGTTGCATGGCAGCGTCGTCAGCAGAGTTTGTTCTATAACTTCAAGAGCACAAACAAGACCATGTTGGAGCAGTATGGGTTGCAGACATTTCTGGAACCTAAAGATGGACATCCTCCACTACTCAAAGAATACTTGGGAGGTAACCTTAGTATTGAGGAGGTAGTGATCTATGAGAAACTGTTTGGGTACTGCAAAGACTATGACAAGAAACTAGATGACCCTGTGTGGCATCAAATTGGGATGAAGATCAAGAAATATTTGCCATTTCTAAATATTGACAATGATAAGTATCGTAAACAAGTAATCACCGAAGTAAACGATCAATTCTAATGAGTAATTTTTTTGAGAACGATAATGTCCGCCGTGAGATGGAGGACATCTATGAGATTCAGAAGGATTTATACAATGTCATCATGCAGTTCCCTTCTATGTCTGATGATGCTAAATGGGAGCACATTGAAACTTTGAAGGAACTGCTGGAGAAACAGCAGATTATGTGGACTAGAGTCTCCTACTCAGAGGACCCTGAAGCAATTGACATGAAGAAAAAGATTCAAGAGTCTGCCAAACAAATTGGGTTTGGTGTTGCGGATATGAATACTATTTTCGGCAACATGAAGAACACACTGAATCTAATGCAAACACAACTCAAAAGATAATGGGAAAACTTCTAAGTGTGGGGTGTTCCCTTACCTTTGGGTTAGAATTAGCTCAAATCTATTCATTTAGAAAGTTTGATCTAGAGTCTATGATTGTCCCTATTCATAGAGATTCATCGGTAAGGAGGCACGCCGGTACACCTGAAAGTTATATTATTGAGGGAGAGAATGATGTGTGTGATAAAGTTTTTTTAGATTCCTTTCATGATATAGAGTGTAATGAATATCGAAGATCTCATAGATGGGGAGCACTTCTTGCTGAGAAGATGGGACTTGAAGAGGTTTGTGTATCAAGACCTGGCAACTCTAATCATTCAATGTCAACTGACATGGGAAGATATTTTTCAAATCGTAAAAAAAGAGAAGAAGTAGAATATGTGGTAGTTCAACTTACATTCTCTGATAGAGGTTTTGTGCCCTCTAGGGGTAAACATTTATATGACCTCCGTTATCCTATTGATGTGATGAATTCAATGTATTCATCCAGTGGAGAACTATCAGATCATTATTTTGAGGGGGGTGGATATCTAAATGCCGCTTACACTTATGAGAGACTAAGAACAACTGCTACCCTGGGAGATCTGTCGGAAAATAAGTATACACTAAATGATGAAATAAAAAGAGAGGGAAAACTGATAAAGGATTTTTATAGGAATATATCTAAATGTAAAGATGAATATCATAATGTGGGAACGTGGCAAGCACTATGGGCAATGTCTGGAATTTTCCAGTCCCATAATATTCCATATAAAATTTTTATGGTCCGTGATAATTTTGAGGACACTAATTATGGACGTAGTCTCCCTCCAGATCTTATTTTAGATGATAGATTTGAGTTTGAATCACTTGTGACAAATCCAGATAAGTATAAGTATTTGACAAACTTTCCTGGTTTCTGCTCTCCAGGAGAATATTTTGAGGTTAGGAATAAAGAGGGTATCCCTATGGCATCATATGGTACGCATCTAAGTCCAGAGGGTCATGAATACTGGGCAGATATTATTTTTGAGCACATCAATAAATAGTTTTTTATTGATTGATATGATTTCTGTTTTATTCGTTGGGAAAGTAAAGGAATTTACTGAAGAGTACGAAGCATATAATGAAACTCTAATGGATAGTGCACGAAAGATTCCAGGGTTTATTGACATGCAAAGTGAAATGGTTGATGACATTGAAATTACCATCAGTCAGTGGAAAACTGAGGATGATGTGCGAGAGTGGGCACGTGACCCAACGCATATGAAAGCAAAGAAAAGAGTGCAAAAATGGTACTATTGGTACCGAGCAAAGCATTTTACCTCAAATCAATGATTGACGAAGATGCAAATCAATACTCAGTTTTTGATGGTGATTGGTATGCAAGCATGAATTTGGGTATAGTAGAGTGTAGAATGTTATATGATCATGTAAATTATTCAATCAAGATGTGGCCAGGTTCTCCTGCCAGACCTGCGGAAGAGCAAGAGTATCTTCACGTTCTAAAAACCCGTCTGGCAGGCATTATTATGCAATACAACTTTGACATGTTGGACATGTAGTATTGGATTCCTTGACAGTGGATAAATAAACCGCTATATTATGTAAGCGGTGACAATCTTACAATCCACCGAATCCAATCCAATATGTCTTTTGCAGACCTCAAAAAGCAATCTCGACTTGGTTCTCTGACTTCAAAGTTGACCAAAGAGATTGAGAAGATGAATACCAGCGGATCTGGTAACACAGATGAACGTCTGTGGAAACTCGAAGTCGATAAGGCAGGCAATGGTTATGCCGTCATCCGATTCTTGCCCGCTCCCGATGGAGAAGAGCTCCCTTGGGCGAAGGTGTGGTCTCACGCCTTCCAAGGACCCGGAGGTTGGTATATCGAAAATAGCCTGACCACCCTAGGACAGAAAGATCCTGTCTCTGAGTACAACCGTCTCCTTTGGAACAGTGGTACTGATAGTGACAAGGATCTGGCACGTAAGCAGAAGCGAAAGCTTTCTTACATTGCGAACATCTATGTCGTCAAAGATCCAACTAACCCCCATAACGAAGGACAAGTTTTCCTTTACAAGTTCGGTAAGAAGATCTTTGACAAAGTTTCTGCTGCCATGCAGCCTGAGTTTGAAGACGAAGAAGCAATCGATCCATTCGATTTTTGGCAAGGTGCCAATTTCAAACTGAAAGCTAAGAACGTTGCGGGTTACCGCAACTATGACAGCAGCGAATTTGCTACCGCATCTCCAGTGTTGGACGACGACGATGCCCTTGAGGCATTGTGGAAGAAGCAACATTCTCTGGAAGAATTTACTCGCCCTGATCAATTCAAGGCATATGGGGATCTAGAGAAGCGTTTGAATTCCGTGTTGAACAACTCTCGGAAAGCGGTTGACCCAGAAACCTTCGATGAGGAGGAAGCAGCGGTCACAAAATCACGGCAGCAAATGGATGAGGAAGACCGTATCGTCAAAAAAAGTCCTGCCGTTGTTGAGCCTGTTGTCGCGACCGGATCAACAAATGCTGATGACTCAGATGACGATGCCCTGTCCTACTTTCAGAGACTTGCCGAGAGCTGAGGGATGAAGTTTTACAGCTTCAACGAGCTGATTGGAGTCTGGGATGGGGAACTCCCCATCCTGGACTTTTCTTTTAGGAAAATTTATGAATGGAAAGAAGAATTTCCTGAGTCAGAAGGTAATTCAAACATAGAAGGATGGCAACGCACCGGTATGCAGACCGATGGAAGATTTACTCCATTGATGAATCTGATTGCTAGCAAATCACGAGAGTACATTGCTCATCATGATGTAAAACCACCTCGTCATGTGGAGGTTGTCCATGCCTTTGCAAATATCAATGGACCTGGTGCATCAAACTGTATGCACCATCATACTTACGGTCAACTCAGTGGGGTGTATTGGTTGAAAGCACCACGTAATAGTGGTAACCTTGTCATCATGAGTCCATTTCATAATCAATACTTGAATACCTCATGTGTATCTAAGATTGACCGTAATGCAATGATTATTGAACCCAAAGCAAACACGGGAGTGTTTTTCAATAGTAATCTGGTTCATTACGTAGATCAGAACCGATCAAAGCATGACAGGGTGTCAGTGGCATTTCACGTTCTTATTCACCCATAACGGGAAAAAAACCTCGGGGTAAAAATTGCCCCTATAGATTTTATGTACAAAAATATTACCATCATAGAACAAAATATTGATGTAACTCCGTTTTTGGAAGAATTGAACCCAGATCATTGGGATTGGGTCTCACAGCAAACTAGAAATAACTTAGGAGGAGACAAAAATCCATATGGGTT